GACGAATTGCCTCATGGCTTCGTTAAGCCAATCCTTGACTACATCATCAGTGATGCTTGCTCCGGTTCTTGAAAGCCGCCTGGCTTTCTCGATCATACTCATGAGTGTCACAGTCTCTCCTTTCTGATCATGGTCGGGAAAAGCATCGCCTTGTCATGGCTGACTGCATATCCGAAGGAATCTGCGGGACGAAATGGTGAATCGATTCCGATGACAGCACCGTTCACCTCCTTAAGCCATGTGCCATCCCTTCTATTAGAAAGGACTGGACCCACGAAGCCGCCCACCTGCACCGTTCTTTCCACTCCGTGGCTCATCGCCTGGGGAGCCCATCCGACATAGAACTCATCAATCTGAGCCTCGAAGGGGACAGCGATGAAACCGTCATGCCCGAATGTGACTTTGAAGAAGCTGCATTGCGGGATATAGCTCTGCGCTTTTGCCATTAAGAACACGGACCCGTCCGCACCGAAGGAGAGTGCGAACCAGGGAGATGAACCATTGCGAACGAGTCCGGTCATTGGATTACGCTGCCTCCTTTTCTATTCCCGATAGCCCGTTGAACACGAAGCTCGTGTGTCGGTACTTCATCACCGTGTTTCCAGAGAAGGACATCTTCTTAACGAGGTTGTTGGGGTAGTTTTCCAAAGGCTCCCAATCGTCTGTCTTGAAGTTGAAATCCGGGTGAATCTGGAACTCGAAGGCGTTCATGTCGAGGCCAAAGAGATACCCAGGGGGGCAGAAGGGATCGGCAAGGATGGTCGTGCCTTCGAAGGTCACATTGGTGAAACCCATGTCGGCGGTTTCCTTGTCGCTTGTTCCCTCATATTTCGTGGCGAGCCAGATTTTTTCCTTCAAGGTGGCAAGGACATCCTCAGTGGTAAGGAGGAACTTTGGCTTCTTCCCGCCGAAGGTAGATGCGACTATGGCCTTGTACAGCGACTTCTTGCCCTTAAGGGCATCATCGGAGTACAGGTCGAGCACAGTCCAATCAGTTCCTGGATAGACTTTGGAGCGCCAGTTGGGCGCATCGGCAGCGTCGATCCCTGCGTACTTCTGGCCTGAGACCAGGAAGGTAAGGGGCGAAATCATGTCCAGGCAGCTTTCATCGTAGACCGCGGTAGAATAGAGGTCCTTCGCCATCTTGTCCTCATAGTCCTCCTGAAGCTCCACGTACTTGTCCTTAAGGAGCGATACGATCTGCGCTTCACCTACGTTTTCTACACGCTCCTGCCAGTTTATCTGCGTGGAACCGAAGTAGTATTTCCACGCGGACTTGGCGGCGGTACGGCTGTCCCCCACGCCGTAGGTCACTGGGGCGGCAGGATCAACACCTTTTACAGCGCCGTTGCCGGACATGGCGGTATAGCGGATAGGCCACTGGATGTGGGTACCGCCTTTCACCTTTACCTGGTTCCCCTTCTTCAATTTCTTGTAGAAGGGGCAATTGTCATATGCGATGTTGAGAAGCGCCTTTTCGAAGTACTGGCGGCTTACCGCATTCGCCTGGGAAATCTCTAGAGCCATTCGTTGCTCTCCTTATGGGTGTCGTTAATGCAAGCCAGCAAGCGCCGCTTGCTCAGCCTCTTCCATGCTCCTGTAGGAGCCTGGGGCTTTGGGTACGGGACCGTTGCCAGGAAGGATACGGGCTGATCCTTTCGCCTGAATCCTGTCAACGATTCTCTTTTCAACTTCAAGGGGACTTGCCAAGGCGCGGCCTTTGCTGGAGTGGTACAAGAGATCGAGTATGGCTTCCGAGTCGCCTTCAGAGAGTACTTTCAAGGACTCCTCAATCGATGGCTCATCAAAATCCTCATAGCGTGTCTTGAAGGAATCGTAGAGCTTTCGCTTCGCTTCCTCCTGCTCGCGTCCCTTCTTCCAGCCTTCCATCTTCGAAAGCTTCTTTTCCAACTCGGCGTACTTTTCATCCGCATACTGCCGTGCGCCATCCAGGACGCCTCGCGTCGAGGGACCGTTCTTGACAGCCTCCTGGAGCTGCCTGTAGATATCAGGATTGTTGCGCAAGAATTGGTTGTACTTCTCGTACTTCGAAGATTCTTCCTGCCTCCGGTTCTCCCATTCGGTTTTCTGCCTCTCGTGATCCTCCCGGAGTTTTGCGATGTCCGCAGTCTTCCGGGTGTAGTCCGAGCGCATCATGCCCATGTTCTTCCAGTCTTTCAGGAATTCATCTTTGGTACGGTAGGACTTTCGGCTGCCTTTCTCGTCATCGAGGTCAAGGAAAATACCTGAATCTGCTTGTCCTGCCTGGGCAGGGGCGGTATCAGCGTGTCCGGGAGTGAAACCAGCAGGAGTAGTGTCGGCACTTGCGCCGGGACTCCCGCCACCCACGTCATCGGGGCTGAAATAGGTACGAATATTCATGAATCTACATCCCTCCTAGGTTAAGTAACGCATCAAGCGATCCGCTTGATGTTCCTTGTGTATTTTGAGCGCCGTTTCCGGCACTCATCCTTGCAGCCACTGGGTCGGCCATCTGACCTGCTCCGGCTGCTGCTTTCATCTTGTTCAAGGGATTTGCCTTCTCGGTTTCCCTTGTGACCATTTCCGATAGTTGCGTGACAGGACCTTCGACATCGACGCCAAGGCCTGAAAACAGCTCACGGATGGTCATGTCCTTGCGGAGCATCCCCTTTTCGGCCATGACAAAGGCATCCTGGGGATTCAAGACCGAAAGGTTCTCATCGAGGGTTTCCCCAATGTTCTTCTGAACGTTCTGCCCCATGCCGGGCATCATCGGGTTACTGAGCACGTGCTTCCTCCTTTACCTGCTGATCGCTTAGATCGTTCAACAGGTTTTGAACCATCGCCTTGTTCTGGTCTGCGGCTGGATTTTCACCCTGGTTTTGCCCTCCTGCTTGCGCCATCGCCGCTTCTTCTTCCCTTTGCCGCTGCTCGGCCAAGCGTGCGAGGATCTTGTCTGTCCCAGGGACGCGCAAGGTTTCAAGGACTGCCTGGGCATCGACAATCTTCATTTCCGCAAGCCGTAGCATGAGGTTAGCCAATGACTGGCGATCCAGGGGGAGGGTGGAGTTGGTCTGGATTTCTATGTTGAAGTCAAAGTAGACCTCATCAGTTTCTGCTATGGCATCGATGAGTTGTTCATAGTCCTCAATGTCCTCTTTCTCTTCTTCCGAAAGGTCATCCTGCATAAGCCCATTGTGGGCTTGAGGCTTCATGGTTTCCTCAAGAAAGCTCTTTTGATTCGAAATGACACCGTATTGCACATCATCATCCTTTCGGATGTAGAAATTCCTCGGTTCCGTGTAGAACTGCATCATGAGTTCGACAATGAGAGTAGCCAGGCGCTTGATTGAGGATTCCAGGTTCCGCACCCTCTGGCGAGTTCGGGTATAGGAAGACTCAAGGAGCATCGACATTTCTGTAGCAGTCTGCCGCTGTCGCTTTCCGGTGACTCCTTTGGTCACATCGGTGACGCCTGAGACTTCTTCGATGAGCTGAGGGATTGTGGACATGATCTGAGTAATCACAGAGGGAAGATCCGGGACATCGAGGGTTGCCACGACATCCTTGGCAAAGCCAGCTTTCGACATAAGCACCTGGTCGCCCTTTGTGATGGCTTCTTTCACTTGCTCGGTCGTGATCCCTGCCGACTCATCGACGACGATGTTCCGCTTTGTGTACTTCCGGGCGTGTTCAACTATCTGCTGGAGTCTGACGTTGAACTCTCGATTCAAGTTCTCAATCTGGTCCGGTTCCCCTATCCCCCAGAATTGATGCGGCACCTTGTAGTCATGAAGCGCGACATAAGGCGGTCGTCCATGCTTGAAGGGAGAGGCTCGGTCATCAAGGAGGATCGTATTGCCTCCGGTAAAGGTGAGAATCCTGCCGTTCGGGTATTTTGCCTTGGCTACCTTCTTGGGCTCCATGACATCATGGCCGGATGCATCTTTCCCGGCGTATTGCTCCTCTATGGCCTCCTCGGTTGCGTTGTCCCTTAACCAAATTTCATAGACGAGGATGTAGTCCCCAATGAGATCGTGTTCGGAAAGGCGATCCTGCTTCTGGTCATGCTCCGTCGCATACTCTTCCGGGGTGATCTGCTTTTCTGCTGACGGATACAGGCGTTTCACATCTTCGACAGGCATGAGCTTTCGCATTCCGCACCAGGAGGCATTCCAGGGATCATCGTAGCCGGGAGCAATGACAAAATCGAAGGGGTCCACGATATCAATAGCGATATCCCCTAAGCCGTTTGCGGCATCAGGATCGAAATAGACCTTGAAGAGCGCCGTACCGTGAATGAGACAGTCATAGACGGCATCGAGGAGCTTTTCATCCATCCTCGTCATTTCCCACACGAATTTCAGGGCGTCGTTGTAGAGATCCGCGACTCTCTGGAAGAAATACCTTCGGGGCAGGACAGTCCAGATCGGCCTATTGTCGGTGAGAAGCGGGGCGGTAGTCTGGATTGTGGAGAAGATGAAGTTGCAGAAGACCCTTGAATCCTCCGGGGACAGCTCGTTTTCGTTCCACCACTTTCCGGTGAACTCTTTTATGAAGCGCTGCCACTTCTTGCGCCTCTCCTCGTGTTCAGGGCTTCCGTAGGAGGCATCGACGGCATCTTTAAGTTCAGAAAATGTCATTCCACCGCCTTTATGATGCCGTTCTCGGCCATGTAGCGTTCCCGCTTCCTTTGGCTTTCGAAATTCATGCCTGTGTAGGGGTCATGTCCTGCCCTGAACGCGATCCTGATTCCAGGGGAAGAGAAGAGACGACGCATTTTCTCGTCGCATTTGGGACAAAAGCGTTCAGTATCGTCAATATTTTTAGGTTCACTGAAGAGGGTTTGCACACAACCACACGCGTCACACTTGAAATCGTAGGTGATCATCGTGCCTCTCTAAAGGCACCTGTGCGGAAGTCCTGCATCGCGGTACCGTCGGTTCTGCGTGTTCCTGAGACATATTTGGGAGCCTTCTTGATTCGTTCCTCCATCGCAATGAGCCGTTCGAGATAGTTTTCAGGAAGTCCTGAGAGTGAGGCTTGAGCTACCTGTCCATTGTTACGCAATAAATTTCGCCTCCCATGACGAACGAAGCCGTTTCTTGAACATCCCGAATAAGGAATCAGGCTTGAAGGCAGCCTGACGCAGCGCATCGCCGGAACTTCCAGCGGTAAATTCAGTGATTATCTGAACCATCATCGTGAGCGCATCCACGAGATCGTCATGTTCTCCCTTGGGGAAGAACTCCATCTGGAGGAGTAAGTCGGTAAGTGATTCATGGATGAACACCCTGCCTGTGCGAACAACACCGCCTAGAACGCGGTTTATCTTGTCTTCCTTGGACATCGATCGCGGTGCATCGATCTGCTCCAGCTTGAACCGCAAGCGTTTCCCGGTGATCTCCTCGTATTCCCGCTTCTTGATATCAAGGAGATATTGGATTCCCGCCTGGAGGCCGAGTTCGATGCCAACGACTTTCGGGCGGTACTGGACGATGAGCCTGATTAGCTCGTCCACCATCTTGTCCGGTTTCAGGTGGATCTTCTTCGCCTCGACCACATATAAGAAGCCTTCTGAGTTGACCGCGCCGATGATGACGCCTGTATCATCCGAATAGCTTTCAGCTGTCGCCGCCGGGTCCACCGTCATGTAGTAAGCGTAAGCACCCGGAGCGAGAACCGCGTATGTCGGTTGCGGGGGAGGGAATATCTGATCGTCTCTCGGCACCGGATTGTTGTCGTACTGACAGGAATACTCATACGTACCCTGGCGCTGTTTGATCTTTGCCAACATTGAGAGGGTGAAGAAGCGATAAATGGGCTTTCCGTCCTCGACCGCCCGGCGAATGTAGACCCGGTCCTTGTACCAGCCTTCCTTCATGACCGTTCCGTAGATGTCCGAGAAATGGTAGCGCGTACCTATCATCAACTCGAATCCTTCCGGGTCCTTGATGGACTGGACATAGGAATACCAGTCACGCACCTTTCTGATCTGCTCTGGGGTTGAACAGGACTGCTCATTGATGATGTCGTCCATGATGATGACGTCGTAATGTCGGCCTACGATCGTGGCTCCGACACCCCAGGCCTCTACCTGGTTCTCCTGCGGAATCCTGCCCCATTCAGCCGATCGGTAAACAGTAAGCTCATTCGCAACTGACCGTTTCCAGTTCACGAATCGCTTTCCCGGCTCAGGTATCCGGTCGGGGAACAGGCGCATAAGCATGGGCGTACAAAAGAGCTGCTTGATCTCGCCTAACTGCGATTCAACAAGGCTCGATGTGCGCGAGAATAACCCTATGCGGATATTGGGATTCTGTAGAATGAGCTGGACTATCTTTACCTTAGTCCAGGCAGACTTCATGTGTCCGCGAGGAATGAGAATGAGCGTGTCGTCATTTCGTTCCATGATCCCGGCAAGCCAGCCATGAAGCACAGGATCGAGGCGGGGGCGACCCCCATCTTCGATCTTGTCCATGCCCAGGATTACAGCCCCTAGGAAATACAAGTCGGTGAGCGCCTTCCATTGAAGGTACAGCTCTGCCGCAAACTCCTCCTTCCCTGTCTTTTCAAAGAACTCGGTATACTTCCGCTTTTCAGCAGGAGTTCGAACATACTCCATGAAACTCCAAAGTAGTGAAGCGCACTACAGTTGTATAGACCACCTCCTCGAACATCGAGACAGACGATCCAAGGCCTATCTGGTTGTTCCTGTCCTCTTCTTACAGATTCAAGTCAAACGCTATATGCCTCACTTGCCGTAGTCGTGCTGAGCGTAGCGAAGCCCTCTGGAGACGTAGGTAAGTGGTCTTCTCAATTTATCTCTTATGTAGTGCCACGCAATACAACTGTGTAAGAACAATTATATTAAGAGGGTAAATTGAAAAGTGTGTCAATACCCTTTTAATATATTATGTCAACAGGGGTTAGGTGATATCAGGAGATGTCACGGAAGGGTCGATTAGAGAAGTTTCCAGCACAAATAATACTAAAAGGTTTTACAAGCTTGAAGCGTTTGTTAGGTTACAATCCATAATGATCTATTATTAGCGAGCAATATTTTTCAACAGCGCTAACTATTACTTCTTGATAACCCCAATCCATTTGAAGTTCATCAAATTTTTCTTTCATAAAAGCCCATTGTTGCGGTGTATATTTAGGAAAATTCCTTAACTTCTTAAATGACGCTAAGTCAATATTCAATATATCGATAATAATACATACATCAATATTATTATCCGTTACTTTTTCACCATTATCGGTAATATTAATTTTATTTTGACCAATACTCGTCTCTTTGATATGTATTTCAAAATTCCTTAATTCTTTAATAAAGTGTATTATAGGATCATCTGTATCAGATAAATGAAAAATTTTATCACAACTAAAATATTTGCCTAGTGCGTCTTCAATACCTACTATTTCTGATAATGCGCATCTCAATAAGCATAGATTCATTTTTTCTTTATTATTAACATCATTTCTTTGACTCCAGTTATCATAATTTATTTTCTTGAATAATAAGTTCATCGCTCCTTCTGCTTGGTCGCATACTTTTTCTATTATTTTTAGCTTATGTATTATATTTTCTTGGTATCCATTCAATACATGTTCTTTTTTTATTATTAAGCAATTTGTTGTTTCAAATATCATACTATTTGCTTATTCCTTATGCGCCGAAGCCGGCCATCTAATATTTGTTTAACCTGCGAGCAATTAAATAGCGCAAATCTTGCCCGAGCATATACGAGAAGAAAGATTCGTGACATAGGGTGAGTCAGGTTGAATCTACCTTTCTTTTTTAAGTTTATTAACAATATTTTCCCAAGATTCTTTTGCACCTTTATAATTACATCCAGGAGGTGCAGCTGCAAATGCATGATAATGGTTTTTAAAACCAACCTTTATTAATCTACTGTCAGCTTTACTTCCAAGAGCTACAATAGTAGCATTTTTAAATAAATTTATTTCATTTAATAAATATTTCATGCAACACGCATTTGATATTTTACTTGAAATTGAACCGCCTTCAATAATTGCTGAACATAAAACAGAATCAGTTATCCATGTATATTCCATTTGTTCACGAAAAGACATATTAGGGAAACACTTATCTAGTATTAGCCTTATGTTTCTATGAAATAAATCTTTCCCATTTTCAAAGCATTTCCATGTATATTCATATGTTGATTCCATTTGCCCGATAGGGCTACCATCAGCAAAATGATTTTCTATACTATGTGGATCACCAGGTTCTGCACCTAT